TCAGTCACTACGGGTCTTTCCTATTTCTGCTGCTGCTCGGACGATGGCTCGACGCGTGGCTGCGCATATATCGCCAGCCTTCGCTTCCGTCCCTCGAAAGACCTGACCGTCTTCATCACCCACAATCACAGCGTCTATTCTCCGGACACCGATGCAAACTTGCATCTCAAGCTTCACCGCCAGCCGAAGCGCGTCGCCGTCGTCGGTGAGCGGGTTCCACGCGACACCCGTTACCTTGCCGCTCGGATCGGCTTTGTCCGGACGCGTGAACAGCACGTGCGCCTGGGCGCCAGCGCCGGCCCATACTTCGATTCCAGCAGCCTTCGCCGCCAGTTCCAGCAATTCACGATCTGTCATCTTCCTTCTCCGGATTAGCCTTCACCCAAGCCCTGGCCCATCGCTCCATCAGTACGCCGACGTGGCCCCAGTCTACGGCCTCGCGGTCGATAGTCTGGAATGCAATTGCGGGGTCTCGCTGCGCCCAGGCCGCTTCGTCTTCTAGGTCGATTTCGGGGAGCATGGTCATTTCTTCTCTCTGATAGCTTTCACGATCTCATCCAAGCACATCAGGGCAGCAACGGCCCAAAACCCCAGGCCGGCAGCTGGCGTTATCTCGTACATGGGTGCACCTACGCAAATTGCAGTGAGGATGAAAATGTAGGATCGGAGAGACATCATTTTTCCTGTGCCAGAGCGGCGTCTACGGCCCGCTCTGATTCATGCCGGCCAAACGCCGAGACATTGATTCGCTGTCCCGAGTCAGTCGTAAACCAGACCGGCTCGTCCAGCGTTATATCGGCGTGGTCGCGCACGAAACACCATCGCAGCCCATCCCGCGCCATCGCCACCAGCGCATCCCGCTCGGCTCGCGACAGGGTGACTGCTTCGCCATCCGTCTTGCAGTACGTACGCCGCTGCGCGATGGATTCGATTTCTTCGTTCGTCATGATTGCTCCGTTAATGACGCGTTGGGGCTTCGGCTGCTCGATATATGCGCTGCCAAGCTGCCCAACCTCGTTGCCCCCCGTGCAGGCGTAGATGTGATTGCTCGCCCGGGGACAGCGCTTGTTCCCGCACACCGGGCACAGCACCATCCGCATATTCCCGAACGACCCGGGGCGGCAGGTGGCGCACCAGCACGACTCAGCCATGTCCGCCTCCGTCCGTGCGGGGGTGCAAGACGCGGAATTCCACGACCCAGACCCAGGGGTTGGCCTTCCAGGAACCGGGGCCATTCAGCGAGTTCCAGAGGGCGGCGAAACCGTACATTTCTGGAATGTGCTTCATCGGGACCCCACCAATGGCCGCATGCTCTGCACGGCTGAAGGCCCGACCCGGAACGCTGTCGGGGTCCTCCAGTAGTTCGCTTATTCCCTCTTCGCAGAGGTCGTCGAGCGTCATGTCTTGCAACCGCTCCACCCGCACGCCGGTAATCTCCAGCGTGATGCGGGAGCAGTCGCGCGGCATGTGGATGGATGGGATGCGCCCGAACTTGCGCGCCCACGGACGGACCTCGGCAGGCCGGTACTCTTTGCCGTGCCACTCGTCGTCATAGACCACGCAGGGCTGATCACCCCAGCCCGGCGCATCGCAACCCCAGAACGATTCCCTGACCCACAGGCGGTCGCCAGGCTGGCCGTAGGGGCATGCGCGATCAATAACATGCTGCGGTTCCCGCTCCAGCACCAGCGCTCCGGCGTCGTACAGATTGCCAAGGTCCGGGTGTTTTACGGGCTTGGCGATCCGCCGGGTCTGCGTCTTCGTTCCAGCCAGCAGCGCGCGCACCATCGGAGCGCTGAACAGAATAGGGCGTTCACGCATCGCTACCCCCTTGCTTCTGCGCGGCCGAATGCTGCTCAGCGTGCGCCTTATCGTCCGTACACATGATGCAGATACCGGGCCCGCCGCATTTCGTGACCATGCCGTCCGGGCGGTCCCATACGTGCCCATGGCCGCTATTAGTGCCGACGCGGCTTTCTTGCTTCTGCGCGGCCAGCTCATCCCCCGCACCCTTCGCGCAATCCCCGCCACCTTGCAAATCCGCCGATCTGTCAACCGGAAGACCTTGCAGATTCGGCGATTCGTCAACCGCGCCGTCCTTGTCAGCCTGAATGGATTCGACGAATTCTTTTGCCCGCGCGATGCGTTCCGCTTCCTTCTCTGGTGTGTTCATGAATGTGTGGTGGCGCTGGGCGGCGGCGATCACTGTAGACCAGTGGATGCCCTTGCCAAACCGAACTCCGCCGATTTGGGCAGGAGCATCCAGGCGCACCGCCTCGCTGGCCTGGGGCGCGGGATGGCCAAACAACCTCTTGTCCAGGTCGCGCACCGCCGCAGTGGGATTCAGGGTGTAGAACTCGATGGCGGCGCGCTCGTCTTCGGTCAAGTCCCGCAGCGGGTTTGCTGCCGCCTCCCCGGCTACAGGGGCGCTTGCCAGGGCGGCGAAAGCTGACACCACTTGAGCGCGGGCGTGGGTGGATAGGTCTTGTCCGAAGCGTTCGCAACGGAACCCGTACACGTCCAGCAGCCTTTCAAATTCTGCTCTGTTAGTCATTTCGATCCCCCGGCGAGGCTCCGCAGCGCCTTCATAGCTTCGTACAGAAGTTGCGTGCCCGAGTTCATCCGCCCATCCTGGGCGAGATACTGCTCAATGCGTTGAGCCAAATCCGCCGGGCTGCCATACTCCTGCGCTGCGCGCTCATCGGCTACAGGGGCGCTTGCCAGGGCGGCGCGGCGTTGCCACCATTCCCACGCGCTGGGCACGTCCTGGTACACAAGCGCGACGTGGGCTGGCACTCGATAGCGCTCGCGATACGAAGCCTCGAAAGCCTCCCACTCATCGCCCGCCTGCACGCCCTCTGCGCGCAGCTTGGACAGCATTTCCCGCAGCAGCCCGGCGCGCACGCCTATATGCACATTCGGCCCGAAACGCGCGATGTCGCGTTGCACTTCACTTTCCAGGCTCATCAAAGCGGATTCCGTCAGCCCAGGATGGGCGGCGTTGTTCTGGTCGGTCATGTCATTCCTTCGTGGTGGGCTGGGCGGTGCGGTCAATGGCGGCTTGTGCATTCTCGCGGCTACGAAATCGGCCAGGCCGGAAAGACACTTTCCCGGACGCCTGAAGATATTCGTACCCGTCGAAGTAACAACCGGCACGGAATAGGCGCCGGACAACGCAGGATCGTGAGCTGGGACCGGGTGCGATTTGCCACGGCCCCGGGATGCGCGCAGCCTTCATGATCACGCCTCCTTCCGCTGGGACTGCTGGGCAATGGCGGCGTCGATTGCATCGCGGGCCGTGAGCCAGTTGTTGCCATCACCCCAGCCGCAAATCGGCACGTCTTGGCCGTCTGCGTCCACATGGAAGACGCGGCAGCATTCGCGGTCACGCGACCATGCAATCCAGGCCCCATGCGTAGCGAGGAAGTCCAGCCGATCGCTGTCCAGCGCATCGCCAGCAGCGGGAGCGACGATAGCGGCGCGGGCGGCGCGCCAGATGTCGTAGGCAAGCTGGGTATCATCGTGGTCGTAATACTGGCCGCTGACCTCGAAGAAGTCGCAGTCCAGCGCAAACCCGTTGTCATCTGCCCACGCCTCAAACGCCTGGCGCTCATCCTCCCCCGTCGCTCCGGTGGGTATAGGGTGCGCTCCGTTGTAGACGCAGCTCGATCCCTGGTACACGCCTACGCTCACGCCGCGAGGGTCGGGGTCGACGGTGACGGTCAGGGGAGGGGCTTCGGGCGCGGTGCCGAGCATGGCCCTGTACCGGGCCCCGATTTCAAGGTTCTCCCGCGCGATTTGCGAATCCAGCATCACGAGCGGCAGAGGCGCCCGGCGTGCGGCATCGAGCATTTCTTCGGTCGGCACCACAGGCACCAGCTTCCATTCGGGGTTCGTGTTCATGTCAGGCTCCGGGAAAGAAGAATTCGATTGCGCGGCGGCAGATGTAGAAAAGGGCGACGTTCACAGCAGCCAGCCCAATAACGAATCCTGGAAGTCCCCAGGACATGACGAAGTTCTCGATGGGGTCATCAGCTTCGGGGACGTCTTTGGATTCCATTTCGGATCTCCAGGCAATAGAAGGGCAGCCCCGGACAGACGGCGGGGTACGGGGCTGCGGGGGAGGGAGTTACGCGGCCAAGCGCTGGAAGGTCATGCGGCGGTGGGCTTCGCGGGCCTTGTGAACGTCATCGGCGCAGTACGCGATCAGTTCGGCAATGCGCCCGGCTTTCCAGTAGTCGTAGACCTGGCTGCCGTCGATTTCGCCCTTACCGGGTAGGCCCAGAGCGGTGCAGAGGTTGTCCAGTGAGATACGGTTACCGTGCCCAGCCCATTGCGTCATGGTGTCGAACACAGAATCGTCCCAAGGGCGCGCGCCGAAGGGGATAGCCAGCGGCGGCTGTACGCCTGTGATTACTGCGCGCTGGTAGATGAAGCGAAGGTCAAAGCCGGTCACGTTGTGCCCGATGAACACCGGGCGTCGGTTTGGATCGATGCCTTGGCGAATCATGTCGAACGCAACTGCCAATGTTTCCGCCTCGGTCGACGCATGGGCGACCACCGGGTCAGCGTCATCGAATGCAAGCCCAATCATCAATACTTGGCCGCTGGCGCCATTCAACGCCGTCTTGCGCCATTCCTGCTCGGCCAGCTCAGGCCCCTTCGATTCTTTGAATTTGTTCACCCATTGCGCAATCATGGCGTCTTTGCTGGTGAACTTGATCTGGTCCTTGTCCGTCAGCCCCAGATCGGCTGCGGCCTGCTCCTTCGTCAGCGTCGAGGGTGCCTTGAAGTTCTCCTTGGCGTCGTCGATGAAGGCTTGCAGCGCGCCTTCGCGCATGTCCGGCAAGGTTTCGATATCGAGGTAGACGTGGGTCATTGGCTGTCCTTTGATCCAAGCATCTGCATTTGGTCTGCGATGATCTCGGTGACGTAGCGCTTACTGCCGTCCTTCTCGTACTCGCGGGTTTGCATGCGGCCCTGAATGAACACCTGTTTCCCCTTTTTCAGATAGGTGCCGCAAATGCTCGCCAGCTTCCCAAAGGCGGTGACTCGTACCCATTCAGTGCCCTCTTTGCTGCTGGTCTTCCAGCCGCAAGCCAGAGAAAAGGTGGCTACTTCAGCGCCGTCAGGGGCATAGCGAATTTCCACGTCTTTGCCGAGTCGGCCAATAAACTGGCATTGGTTCAGGTCGTTGCTCATTACGCTGCCTTCTTGAGTTCGCTCATGCGTTGGTTGAAATGCTGGGTGACAAGGCGCTTTTGATCGGCAGCAAGGCCGTTCATCAGCTTCACCAAGTCGGGGACGGTCGCTGCGGCGTTCATCTGCGCGACGATCATTGCGTCAGCTTCGGTGGCCTGCGATTCAGCTGGCGCCGCATCGTTCTGTGCCTGGGTGGGGCGAGTGGCCGGGCCGGAGGCTGCATTACCGTCGTCGTCGTCCTGGTAGACGCCTGTGATGGCCGCCAAGGCGTAGCGGCGGGCGTAGGTCATCGCGCTGCCATAGCCTTGGGGGTCTTGCTTGGGCAGCGGCATGACCAGCGTGTCGGAAATCCATTCCCCGGATTCATGCATCAGCATGGTCGTCAGATGCAGGCGGTTGTCGTCTGACGGGCTGGCGGTCTGGATGTACACGATGCCGGCAGCGTTCAGGGCCGGTTTGACGGCCTCGATGACGGCGGGAAGGTCGGCGTACTTATTCTTGAAATGCGGGTTCGTGGCGTCCTTCTTGGCGAACTCCGTAGCCTTCTGGGCTGCCAAGAGTGCCGGGGCGATGGCCTTCATTGATTCGCTGTGTTGCATGGTCTTGCTCCTGATGTTCGAGTTCTTGCTGATAGGCCAGCGCGGCGGATTCGTCGTCGTTTGACATGGCTACTCCCGTGCGGCGTACTTCGTCGCGCCGTCGTGCGCCCATTGCTCGTTAGAGGCCTTCTCGGATTGCTGAATCTTCCCGTAGGCCAGTACAGCGACACCGACGAACAGCAGGCAGGCAGAAAAAATGCCTACTTTCTCGTAGGCATCGGTTTGGAGTAGCTTGCGCAGGAGGCGGATCATTGGGAACCTCGGGCTTTACGGATGGCGGCTCTTGCGGCATCCAGCTTTAAAGTTGGGTTGTCGCTCCCGTGATCAATGCATCCGAGCAAAGCAGCAAGTGCCTCCAGCAGATCGGGCGCGGCGGCAATGAGGGCGGCGTTGGGGCCAAGAACTCCATTCAGCCCAGGGAACAGATCCGGCTGCGCGTGTCCGCGCTTGGCAATCTCCGGAGATTCCAGAGTGCAAACTTGGTAGTCGGCGGTTCCGCCTAAGATGTGGCACGGATATACGCTGCCGTCTTCCATGACCTCGCGGTCAATGACGCGCCAAGGCCCGGGCGTAAAAGTCGTCATGCTGATTTCCTCAGAATGGCCGCCACCTCGTCACCGATGAGCGCAACCAGGTACAGGGCGGCGAACAGGCCGATTAATTGGGATAGGGTGGGGAGGGTCATTGCGGGTTCCAGTCGGGCCAATACCCGCGCACGTACTGCGTGGTTTGGTAGTCGGCAACGTGGCCTATAGCCAGCGTCATCTGGTCGCGGCATTCAGGTCCGAGGATGCCGGACGCCGCCAGTTCTAGGATCTTCTCGGGCTTGTCAGCATCGCCAGCGATGAAAGCCAGCATCTGCGCTTCCTCGTCCGGGAATTCCTGCTCAAAGGCTTCTATGAGAGCTTGGCGATGGGTAAACAGATCCGCCTCGATACCCCGGGCGACCTCTGCATACTTCATTGCGTACAGCTCGTCGGGAGGGTCGAAGGCGAATCGTGTTCCCATGTCTATCTCCAGGCGTTGCGAAGCATCTTCTTTAGGTCATCCATCGCGGGTCTCCGGGACAATGGATAGGCTCCCATTGCGGAGCGGAGCCAGTTTTGTAAGGATGATTACGACCCCGTACCGATCCTCGCCGTTGCTGACCTGGAAGCGGTGTTCCACGTCTTTGCCAAAGCCGGTCCCGCTTTCAAGCAAGGAAGCCACGCGCAATCCTTCGGCGTGGCCCAGCACAAGATCCGCAATCTGCTCTGCGTCTTTTGACGTGGGGCCAGCGTTCGCCAGGCCGCAGACGGTCAAACCGTGCTTGGCTGCAAATGCCTCGACGTTGGCCTTATCGTGGTGCCAGTAGCGGATGTTTCCCGACGGCGAGAAGATGGCCCACGCTACCGGCACCTGCGCCGCCAGAGCCTGGCGTACAGCTTCCTCGACAGCAGCCTGATTCCAGAACGGCGTCGGCGGTCCAACTTCCGTGCCGCACACATCCTCGTGCTTCTGATAGAACGACGGCGGCGGTAGATTGGGCTTGCTCATGGGCGTTCCTTGGGTGGTTCGGGTAGATCCATCCAGTGCGTCGGAGGGAACGGATGCACCCACCGCGCAAACTCACCGGAAAGCGTCCGCCAGCCGACGTATTGGTCGGTCACGTAGTTCGGAACGCTGCCAACACTGATAAGCAGGACGGCCTTGTGAAGCGGCGGCAGTTCCGTAATGGGCTTCCACTCGCTCATGCCGCCGCCTTCACGTCTTCCGCATACATCTGGCGGTACTGCTGGAACTTGTCGTTGAATGCCAACTCCAGACGCATACGCATGTCCGGGTCGAACGCGAGCCAGCAAGCGGCAAGCTTCTGAACACCGTTTCCGCCATACTTCTGCATCGTGGCGACTGCTTGGGTAGTCGTGATTTCCATGTTTTGCTCCGTGTGGGATAAGTAAGCCGCTCAGGACGACGCACACCAATTGCCCATAGTGGAGGGCTTTGGCTTTTTCGCGTGTTGAAACGTTGAGGGGGGGGTGATAAGGCGCCCAAGGCCTTACCTTGGTATGCGCCGGCCTGAGTGGCTGTAGGGGTGCCGGTTACGTTTCCGGCGTCAGTTGGCGACTGACCGACTCGTGGCCTTATCCGCAGCTTGCCAAGCCCAAATTCAAAGGCGCGGAGGCAACGTCTTTATTACTCGTCTGCCAGCGAGTCGCGGGTGGTAGGGGTTTATTGCCCTAACGTGGTCCGCAATTTGGTTGATGGCCCCGGATGCGGTCCCGGGTTGAAACGTCGAAGTGAGATTCGAACTCACGGCATCCAGACGCTGTTCGGTTCGCTGGACTCTGACCCAACTAGACTAACGTTCCGATGCAACTAGCGAAGCGCATCTGCCCATCGCCTGGGCGGTACTGCTGCCATCAGTGCAAGCCCCTGCTCCGCGTCCTACTCGATTCGGACTGCGCATAGACAGGGATGCGCTACCCTGCAAGGGCCTGCACTGATAGCGCCGCGTTTCGTGCGGCTACGGCTGCTATGCAGCACCAGGGGGAGATTGTTCCGGGACAGGCAGCAGATCCTTGATCCGCTGATTGCCGTCGCCACCGTAGGGGATGCAGTCTTTATCCCAGCCGGGCGGAAGTTTGTCGGTCAGCGTGATTTCTCCGACAACATAAATCTGTACGTCTTTGCGGGAATCTGATGCTGCTTCCTTCCAATCCTGGCGCGCAATGCCCCACGCATCGTCTTCGTTGTCAGCCTCGACAACCATGTCCAAATCAAGCAACGTGTTCACTCGATACAGCGGCATCTCGTTCTCCTTATTAATCGGTATGAATCCTGAAAGAAGCGGGCGAGATTCGAACTCGCGCGCAGCGTATACCGGTGATCGATCGGCACGCCCAGGATAAGAATCGTCCCCGAGGCTCTAACCTGACTGAGCTACCGCTTCTTTCAGGATTCACGTGTCTGCGTCCTGTCACGGCGCCAGAGACTTGGGCGATTCGTCCTTAAGAATCGTTTTCTTGAATCCAACGCCAGCAGCAACGTGATAGATCACAATTCCTTCTGGATCCATGAAACCAGGAGCAGCACGGCTACCCAAAAGCGAAAGCTCGTCTATCACGCACTCCACCGTGCTTGCGCGCATCACTCCGCGATACAACTCAGGAACTACCAAACAGCATGCCGGCCGTATGCTGTCATCCGACCAGCGCGATACGTTGAAAAGTGAAAACCGCTTGTCTGGTACCCCATAACGCCGTTGAATTCCAGCCCCCCACCATTCACCGAAATGTCGGCCGGGACCCAGCTTCAAGAGTTCGCTACGGTTTTCCTGCGCCCAAGCAGCAAACCCATAGTTGTCGGATTCAGGAGTAATCCACCGGGTACGGCTGCCTACGAACATGTCTCCGTGTTCGTTAATTGCGATTTGGGCATTTGTCCCGTCGATCTTTTCGGTGATGATGCATTCCCTAGAAAACCTGGCCATTTTTGGGAAATCTTCGAATTCCATTCCTATCTCCTTGTTCATTCGTCAGCTCGCTCATAGAACGGGCTGGCGGATGAATTCCGGAGCAGCGCGCTACCTGGCTGTTCCCGCTAATGCGGCTCCAGGTAGGGCGCTGCCTCTTCAACCAAGCCGCGTTCTATAGCTCCACTCCCGGAGCCAGGCGCGACCTGGTAGCCGTCGATCTTTGTTCAGGGGTAACGGGTTGCGCCCTGGGCCTAGCCACCTTGCGGTCATCGGCCTGTTCTATCGCTTTGCTGGTTGTTAAAGAGCGGTGCTGCTGGTCCTGCTTCCCATGCCCACCCGACTTTGTGGCGGTAACGTCCTCTCGCTGGGATACGAGGCCGAGGGCTTGTTGCGGCGCCGTGTTTGCAGCGCATGGGTGAATAATCGCATTTGCGATTAAGTATGTCAAGCGCAAATGCGATTGCAATTCCGACTACCATGTTTGAATTGTTTTGTTACTAGGGGAGTGAAATGAAAGTTTGGATTCTGGCTATGGTCGGCTCGGTCGCGTGGCTGTCCGGCTGCGCGGCGCAAAGACCCGCGACAACGGCTGTGCCCGCTGCGCAATTGGTGACGGCGGAGAAGGCATACGTAGATGCGAGCTTAAGCAGGCTCAGGAATTCTCTGAAAGACCCCGAGTCGGCGCGGTTTTATGGTGTCTATGCAGCTCAGAAGCCCGGTCAACCGCGGCCAAGCATCTGCGGCGCGGTAAATGCTAAGAACAGTTATGGAGGGTTCGCTGGGAAAACCCTGTTCTTGGCCACGCCGGATGTGGCAGTTCTTTCGGGTGGCCTTAATGTCGGGGCGGGGTCGGTAGGTTCGGAGGTGATCGTGAGCAACTGCACGCTTGCGCCAGGGCAGCCAGCGCCGCCTAGCCTCGATGTCGAATATCGTTAGGAGATTGCCGCTGCGTGACGGCGCTGCGGGCTGTGTGGCAATAAAAAAGCCACCCGGAGGTGGCCGAAATATCAAGTGCTGCCCTTTAGCAGCTTTTTTCGCGGCTTTCTTGGCTTTCTAGGCTCTACCGCTTCAAGAATTGGTGGGTGCTCAACTTCAAAATAAAGTGGGATCTGCGCAGCCGCCCGACGATGCTCCAGCACCTTCGTCAGCGTGTAGTCCGTCCTCATAGTGTCGCCTACGAGGGACTGAGTTCGCCGAAGCGAGGCTTTCAGAATATCGCCGCTCGCAAACGGCTCATTACTCTTCACTTGCTGCAAAAAGAGCGGATCGGAAACCGTTGCGTAGAAGACAGTGCTCCCGTCTGAAAACCGCCATTTATTGTCATCGCGAAAAGAAATGCTGACGAGCTGCAAGTTCATCTCTACATCTTGCTCGGAAAGAACCTCAGGAACTAGTTCGGGCGCAGCCAAGCTGGGGACGTCATCTCGGGACACTGTGATGAAACGCTTTGTCTGCTTCTGATCCGTGACTGCAAATTCCGTAATTCCTTCCGTCTCCAGTGGCTTAAGAACGCCTTCTAGGGACTGGCGCAGCTTGGTTTGGCGGAATAGGTCAATCACCTGTTGTTCAACGACGAGATGGGCGTCGTCAAGTTCCACGCGGACTAGGCCATCATCCATAAGGACTACGCGCTTGATCGTGCGGTTGCGGAGCCACTTCAAAAAGCCAATGAGCCCCAGAAGCGTGCCTCCCGTATACGCCGAGGTCTGCAGCAAAAGGCCAAGCCATTCCAGAATTTGCTTGGCGGTCGCCACTTTCTCATTTGAGAAGAGTGTTTGAGCTTGCTGCAGCAACGTCTGTACAACGTCGAGTTCAATTCCGAAGCAGCCAGTCTTGAAGGAAGCCTTGACCTTTACGGCAATCTTGGCTTTCCCATCGTTCAGCGCCGTGTTCGCATCTTCTAAAACTTGGCCAAGAGCAAGTAGGGCAGGAGCAAGGTCGCGCACATTCATCTCGTTCGACTCGAGTGCAGGCCCGTCGTAGAGGATGTGAAATTTGGCGTTGCTCATATCGGACATTCTATCTTTTCCTGTCTGTATATACAGTTGTATTTTTTTATCAGGTTGTCTTTGTTGGCGCCGAGATTTCATGAGCGCACCCACTGTCCCGCCGCATCATCTCGCGGCCTGGCGCCAGTCCAGACGCTATTCGCCGCCCACCTTTAGCGCCTTCGCGGTGCCGAAATATCGGAAGTAGCAGTTATAGCCAAGGTTCCCAGGCTGGCGGACGATCTGTAAGTCACTGACGCCATTTGCCCCTTTGGCAAAGGCATTGATCAGCAGGTCGCCTCGCAAGGTCTCCTCGGTTGGCTTCGGCTCATAGAGATTGGCGTGGCAGCGAATGGCCGTCACAGTACCCAGGCTTTCCGATGATTCTGGCGCGATCTCGTAAACCTTGACTGCCTTCGTCGCTGCTTGCAAATCGACCACGCTAGCCGGCGCGTTCCCGCGCCTGACTGTTGCGTCCTTTTCTTCTGGTGAGACTGTGATGCAGCTAGCCAATGTCGACGACATCAACAGGACAAGAGACACGCGCGCCAGGAGGGGACTTTTCATAAAGCTGCCGGTTGAGTAGTTAGGATTTCTTCCATTGCCCTGACTCGTTATCCCCGAGCCTGGAGCCCGTCCATACCACCTGGCCAAGAACTCGCACGAGAGGACCGTTCTCTAGGGAAATGTCTGGATATAAAGGATTGAAAGACCGGGCCACCCACTTTTGGGTCAACTTGTCGCGCGCCACGGTCTTCACGATCATCTTGCCGTCATAGTTGATGGCATAGACGCCGCCGCCGGCCAAGTCGCGCAGCGTCAGGTCTTCGTTTGGGACAACGAGCAGGGCAGCGCCATCCTTGATGACGGGTTCCATGCTGTCGCCTTTTGCATACACCACGCGAGCCTTACCGGCGTCGGCGCCCACAGACCGTAGGAACGATCTACGGAACTGGATCACGCCGGTTTGAGTCTCGTCGTCGTTCTCGATCCCATCGCCCGCCGCCAAGCGAACATCCGATAGTTCCGGAACCTTCTCGAACTTGTCGTTTGCGGCGTGCGGTTCGCCTGGTCCTACATTAGCCACCACGCCTTCCTGCGTGCTGATCCGAAGCTTGGGCTCGCGCTCAGCCTGTGCCGTTGTCCGACCACCCTCCCAAGGAGCTGGCAACCCGGGGATCCGCATGGGGAATGCGTCGTCAGCGTGGTCCATGTCGACCAGGCCGCCGGGCTTGTGCGAACGCAAGGCCGCCGCAGTTGGATTTGGCAGTTGGGCCGCTTTAGGCGCAACGTCGACGCCAAGCTTTAACTGCGCAATCGCTAAGGCCAAAGCCCCCTGTAAAGCGTTCAGTTGAGCGGGTGGAAGCGCGCGCACATCCTGTTCGGAAATGTCGGGGAAGGGCCAGGCTGCTGCCGGCTCACGAATTGTGGAGGGCGCGGCGCCAGCGCCTCCCTTCTTAGGCCCAGCGCCGTCCATCAGCCATTCGACGTTCACATTCAAGGCGCGCGCCAGGTCCAGGAACAGGGACGACCCCTTATTCCTCCCGTTTTCGATGCTGGCAATCGTGGATTGCCCCGCCCCTACGGCTTTCGCCAATTGGGCCTGGGATAGTCCTGCTTCGGTCCTTGCTTCAGCAAGGCGGTCTTTAAGGGCGCTCATATCGCAATTGTGATACTTACAGCAATCGCAATGGCGCTTGCGTGATAAGCGCAATTGCGATTAAATGGCGCATGGACTGGAAAAACCTCATCTCTGATCTGCAAGCCATCGGCTGGACGCAAGTCCGAATCGCGAAAGCCATGGGAGACAAGCCTCAATCTTGGGTAGCTGACATTTGCAAGGGCCGATACCGAGACTTGAAGTGGTCGGACGGCGAGCGTCTCATCAAGTTGCACCGCCGCGAGACTCGTCGATCCGTTGCGAAGCGCGTAGAGGAAGCGAGGGCGGTATGACTTCAATGAACCGTCGCCGATTCGCGGCCCTCACTTGCCCACGCCATTCGATCGCGCTCGGCGCACAGCTCCTTAAAGATTTCCAGAACCGCCGTTTCGGTGGGGTCGATGAACGTGCGCTTGGCCACTTCGGCCGCGCTTTTCAAAAGCTGCTCGGTCTCGGTCATTTCTTTTCGGCGTCGTCGACGGGAATTGCTACGTCCTGCGGTTCCGCGGTCTCGGTTGCGGCCGCTTGCTCGGACGGCTGAGAGAGAAGGGTGGCGTCGATGCGCGCGAACAGATGCGCTCGGGTCACACGTTTGGATTCGTTGTTGTTTTCCATGTGCCGAACTTTATAGGCGGCGCAGAAATACCGAAACGTTGAAATTTTGAAGGAATCAGCCCTATGACCGCTCACTACACAAATACCCAGTGGCGCGACACGCTCTACAACACAGTGCGCAAGGCTGATGGTGGCGTATCGGCAGCCGCGACGTTCCTCACCGAGCGACGTGACACTTCCATTCATCCTGAATCTCTGCGCCGCAAACTGAAGGGCGACGAGCAACTGGACATTGACGTTGCGGTCCTGCTGACCGAGTGGCTGGAAAGAGACGTCACCACGTCCGGCAAGTCCCGCGATTGGTTGCTGTCGCTTTGCGCGCAGGAAGGGCTGTTCGTTGATTTCGTTCCGCCGCCGCCGGTCAGCGGTCATCCGGACGAACTGGCGGCTCTCCAAGAAAAGCTGATGGAAGTCATGGCGAAGGTCGGCAAGATCGCCGCGGAGCTCCGTGATGCTATCGCTGATGGTGTCTTGTGCCAGAACGACGCCGACATGCTCGTACCGCTGTTCCGCGCAGGCCGCGTGATCTTGCATCGGATGGAGCGCAATGTACTGCGCGCGGTGTCGAAGGGAAGGGCGCAGTGATGGACAAGCAAGTGTTCGTCCTGTCGCACCCGTTGGCACGGCGCAACGCTGCTTACGCTTGTTCCAACGCGCCAGAAGGCTACCGAGTGGAGATCAAGCCTCGCACTCGCACGCTGGCGCAGAACGACATGATGTGGGCGATCCTGACCGACATCAGCCGCCAAGTTGAATTCATCGTCAATGGCGCGCTCGTGAAGGTCGCGCCGGAAGAAGTCAAAGACATCCTGACCGCCGGCCTGCGCCGTGAAACGCGCATGGCAATGGGCATTGACGGCGGCATGGTCCTGCTCGGCCAACGCACCAGCAAGATGAACGTGCGCCAGATGACCGAACTGATTGAACTGGCCTACGCCTTTGGCAATGAGAAGGGCGTTGAGTGGTCCCGTACCAGCCTTGGGAGAGAGGCGTGATGCGCAGCTCCACCCTTCAGCGCAAAACGCCCATGAAGCGCGCCAAGGCCGTCCGCGGCGAGGGCCTGGGCCGCAAGGTCGAGATCGTCATGGGCTTCTACCGCCCGCCAGGTCACAAGCTGCCGACGTTGCTCCGCAGTGAGCAGCACCGCTGCAACGTGGCGGCATTGGACTGCGCATGCTGTGGGCGCCAAGGGCCGAGCCAAGCCGCACACGCGAACATTACCAAGGGCATGGCGCTGAAGGCATGCGACAGCCTCACCTTTCCGTTGTGCCCAGAATGCCACCGTGACCTTGACCAGGGCGGAAAGCTGCTCAGGGACGCACGGCGTCATCGCGAGTGGGTGTGGGTCGATTGGGCGCGCGCCGAACTGATGGCGCTGGGCAAATGGACTCCGGAAATCGAATTGCACTATCGCAAGGCCATCGAGCCGCTACGCGCTCTTGGCAATCCGGACGACGCAAAAGAAAAGGCCGCTGTGAAGAGCGGCCCGGGTACTGCACTGATGGAGAAATTTTAATGGCAAGAGCACGCAACATCAAGCCCGGATTCTTCACGAATGAAGATCTGGTTGAACTGGACTTCGGCACGCGAATTTTGTTCGCTGGGCTGTGGACGCTGGCCGATCGCGAAGGGCGCCTTGAAGATCGTCCGAAGAAGATCAAGATCGGAGTTTTTCCGGCTGACAACGTTGATATCGAGGTGATGCTCCAGGAGCTTCACCGTTATAACTTCATCAAGCGCTATGAGGCTAACGGTGAGAAGTACATCCAGATCGTCAGCTGGCACAAGCACCAAAGCCCGCACCACACTGAGAAGGCGTCTGTTATTCCGGCTGAGGACGGTGCGTTAACCGTTAAAGAACGGAAGGGCGACGGAGAGCCACGAAACGAAGACGGTGGAAATCCCCCTGATTCTCTGATTCCTGATTCACTGATTCCAAAAGACCCCCCTAACCCCCCTTCGCAGGGGGGTGAAGAGCCCGACGCGCCTTCGGCTGACAAACCGAAGCGTGAACGCAAGTCCGCTATCGCCCTGAAGACCTTTTTGGAAAATTGCAAGGAGCGTGGGGAGAAGGCGATCAGCGAGCACAAGCCGCTGCTGACCTACGTTGAAGACACCGGACTGCCGATGGAGTTCGTCAACCTAGCGTGGATGGAGTTCAAGCGGCGGCACCTACCCGAAGGTCCGGATGAGCGTCGGTTGCAGGCTGACTGGCGCAAGCACTTCGTGAACTGCGTTACGAAGGGCTGGTACAAGCTCTGGTACGCGAGTGCCGACGGCGGCTACATGCTGACGACGGTGGGAATCCAGGCCCAGCGCCTGCACGACAAGCGGGAGGCAGCATGAGCGCCGAAGCCTTGCGTGTACCTCCGCATTCCGTCGAAGCAGAGCAGGGCGTCCTTGGCGGTCTGTTGCAGGACAACCGGGCCTGGGATCGCCTCGGTGATCTCCTGAACGCGGATGACTTCTACCGCCACGATCATCGGCTGATCTTCGAGGCCACCGTGCGCCTGCTGAACAGCAGCAAGCCCGCTGACGTCTTGACCGTTCACGATGCGCTGCAGGTCCAGGGGCGAGCGGAAGCGGCCGGCGGCTTGGCTTATCTGAACGCGATCGCCAGCAACGTGCCCAGCAGCGCCAATGTGCGCAGCTATGGCGAGATCGTCCGCGCCCATCGGGTCCGCCGCGACGTGCTGATGCTGGGCCATGATATTGCGGAACTGGCTGCTAACGAGGCGGGCGACCATTCCATGCTGGTCGAGCAGGCGACCGGCCTTGCCATGGCGTTGGCGGACACGCGCCAGGCTGGGCGAGAGCCGGTCGAGGTGGGCTTCCTGCTGCGCGAGGTTATCGAGTCCCTTGAGGCCCGGGGAGAGTGTGCCGGCGGCATTTCTGGACTGGCCAGCGGCTTCACGGATCTGGACCAGAAAACCAGCGGCTTCCAGGATGGCGACCTAATCATCGTCGCCGGTCGCCCCTCCATGGGCAAGACCACGCTTGCGATCAACTTCGCGGAGAACGTCACCGAGGAAGAAGGTGTGGCGCTGGTGATCAGCCTTGAAATGGCGGCCGCGCAGCTGGTGGAGCGGACGATTGCACGTTACGGGGCGATCGACACCCAGCGTTTGCGCACGGGCCGCCTGGAGAACAACGACTGGCCGCGGCTGACCCATGCCATCCAGAAGCTGGAAAGCCAGCGCCTGATCATTGCGGACGATCCGGGGCTGGCCAACGTCGCCCGAGTCCGGCTCGCCGCCCGAAAGGTCAAGCAGCGCCAGGGGCGCCTGGATCTGATCGTCATCGACTATCTGCAACTTATGCAGGGCGAGGGCAACAGCCGGAACGAAGACCTTGGCGGCATCACGCGAGCGCTGAAGCTGATGGCGCGGGAGCTCGGATGCCCCGTGATCCTGCTGTCCCAACTGTCCCGCAAGGTCGAAGAGCGTCCGAATAAGCGGCCCCTGATGAGCGACCTGCGCGAATCCGGCGCCATCGAACAGGACGCCGACGTGATCCTGATGGTCTACCGGGACGACTACTACCACGAAGACAGCCCTATGAAGGGGATCGCCGAGATCCTGATCCGCAAGCAGCGCATGGGGCCGTTGGGCGAAGTCTTCCTGACGTTCCAAGGCCAGCACTCGCGCTTCCTAGATGCAGATAAGCAAACCGTGACCGAAGCGCGCAATGCCGTGCAGTTCAAACCTAAGACCAAATACACGTCTCTGAGGGACTGATATGACCACCAAAAACACGAATCCGATGATTACTGCGAATCGCAGAGGCAACAAGCGGGTTGTGCTCGCGGCCTTGGAGAATCAGGACTTGCAGACGATTGCCGAGATATCGGCGACTACGGGCCTGACCAAGGCCAGCGTTCGAGACGCGCTGGTTCTCCTTATGGAAGATGAAGCGGTTCATCGCCGCCCCGAGGTGAGGCAATTCGCTACCTACGAATCACACGTCTACGCGGTTGGCGCGGGTGAAGCCAAGGAAGAGCCGGAAATGCCCGTCATCAACGACCGGGATCGTAAGAAGGCGCTTGAGCACGTGGCCTTCACGATTGGCTTGGTTCGTAGCGGCTACGTGCCCGGCATGTTCGATCCGTTCCGTGTCCTTCGCGCACAGGTGGGCGTATGAGCCAAATCGCGTTGGTTCTGGGCGCCATTGTGATGGCGTCCGGCGGTTTCGTCCTGGCGTTGGTCATTCTGGCGCTTGTCTCCATGGCAACAGGAGTATTGGGCGCAAAAGTCTCCCGGCGGCTAGGACGAGTCTATGACCTCTACGTGGTCGAGTACTGGATCCGTGTTGCCACTGAGAACGGCCGCAAGATCCCGACGCGCAAAGATGTTGAGGCGCGCTTACGGGAACAGGAGAAGGAAGCATGAATCGATCCTACGCGCTGGGCCGCCTCAAGACTGGCCAACTCAACAAGACCGAGCAAGCCTATGCCGACTATTTGGGCCAGCTCCAGGCCGTCGGCGGCATCCTCTGGCACAAGTTCGAGGGGATGAAATTCCGCCTGGCTGACAACACGTTCTACACGCCCGACTTCGCGGTGATGGCACCAGACGGCCAGATCCAGCTTCACGAGGTGAAGGGCTTCTGGCAAGACGACGCGCGCGCCAAGATCAAGATAGCCGCAGACATGTACCCGTTCAAGTTCGTCGCCGTGAAGGCCCGCGCCAAGAAAGACGGCGGCGGCTGGCAAGTGGAGGAATTCTGATGGAAGACCTACGCAAATGGGAGTTCCGCGACCCGTTGCAGGTGGTGATGAGCCGTCAGCAGGCCGCCCTGAAGCAATCGTGCGAGGGCTGCGCGCATGCAAAGACAATCGAAACGCCCTTCATCGGCGACACGATTACGCGCTGCTTGAAAGGCAAACCCTACGGGAAGAAGTGTAGCCGGTACGAGGTGGCCAATGGATAGCAGTCTGCCGCGGTGGGTAGAGGACGAGATCCACAACTGGGCGCGATCGCAATGGGAGGGGGAATGGCCCGGCCCTGGTCGACCAGTGCAGGACGAGCCGGCCGTATGTGCGTTCCCTCCGGAGCCCGGCCACGAAGATGACGACGAGCCGGCGCGGATCCCCGTGAACCACGACCGCGCGCGCAAGGTGAACCGACTTTATGAGGCGTTGCCGTTGGCGGAACAGCGCGTGATCCAGGCTGAGTACACGCGGCGCAATGAGTATGGCGACTTGCCGGCGCACCTTCGCCAGGACAAGGCGTGCCGCGTGATCGGAATCGCGCTGCCGTACTACAAGGTGGCGTTGGGAAGTTTCAAGCAGCAGGTTTGGAGGATGTTCGAATGAAGTACGCGCACGAAGTGATCGACCTGTTGGCGGCGTTCCCCGGCCGTCGGTTCAAGATGCGGCAGATCATCAACCACGTGGCGCCTAGAGCGGACCAACGCCAGCGCGCCGTGGTGCGCACCGGCGTGTGGCGTGTGCTGGTCGCGCTGGAAGAATCTGGCCAGATCGCTAGTACCCGCGATGAAGCAGAAAGCCGCGTCCATGTCGAATACTGGTGGGAAACCATAACATCAGCTTCTGGAAAAGCATTTCAGAAACCATCACAATACGTGCGGGATCTTGCGCCCTGAACATTGACGGAAATCTGTCAAAGTCGGGTTTGTACCTATCCTAACTTTGAAAGATGTTTGCCAATCTCCCGGTTCTGACAATCATGGACCGAGGACAGAATGAGCACCAAACCGGCGGTAGCTGAAGAACGAGCCAAGCTCGAGAAAAACGCCAACTTTCAAGTTCGATCTGCGAGGGGCGTTGCCGAAATGTCGATCTTCTTTCGTGCAATGAAGGAAGAGCTTGCGGACTGCGTCCCTACTGAGAACATAAATTCGATCGCGGCGACGTTGACTGTCGCGCATTTCTCAAAGAAAGACTAAGTACCCCTCCAGATGATGAGAGCCGCCTACGGGCGGCTTTTTTATTTGCGCAGGATGGTGCGCATCGGCCGTTCCGACCGCCAGGTCATAGGCCAAACCGCGCACCGCTGCCCGGACAAGCTGGCCAGTGTCCGAAACAACACCAGCAGCGCGCCATACCGTTCCCCACATCTCCCGGGGCTTGGTCATGGCGGTAGGGGCGCGCAATGATCGCCGGTTATCCGCTAGGCGAGAAGACCTTAGTCGAAAGGCCTCAGGTCGAGCCAGACCCCGAGACTCTGAACTTTCCCATCGACGATTCGGCCGCCAAATACGGTTGCAGGGCACGACGTAATCTGTCCAGTCAGCTTCTTGGCGCCCAGTCTACGGCGGAAGCTCCGCGCGTCGCTACGGGAGAGATGCCCGACCTTTGAGTCTCCTATGTATACGCCCACAGCTTTGTCGTCATGGGCGTTGTCATTCTCCGGCACGAGCGTCGCCACAAAGACAGCATCTCCGCGCGCGGCCTTGTCAGAGCCTACGAGGTCTTGGAGCGCATCTTGATAGTTGGACTCTCCAACGATCTCGAACGAAAAATTGCCTCCATCTGACCATTGGTATGTCGGGTCGCTGGCCACGGCGCTCGGGACGGTGGAGGATGGGCTACGTCGCCGAGTGGACGGCCGGCTGCGGTACCCACGCATTCCGGTGGCCGATTTTTCCCCATTGCGGACCCAGCCCCAAAGGACCGCGGCGACGACAATCGCGATGATGTATTCCATAGTGAGCTCATAGTTGGGCCAAAGTGCTCGCCGATCGATTTTGCAGTGGGTCTGCGGCGATTCATAAACATATATCAAATTGTAAACAAACACCATGGCGTTGACAGACAAACAGCGCCGCTTCGTGGATGAGTACCTCGTTGACCTCAACGCCACGCAAGCGGCGATAAGGGCGGGGTATAGCCAGAAGACTGCCTCATCCCAGGGCGAACGCCTGTTGAGGAATGTTGAGGTTTCCCAGGCCGTCCAAGATTCGCAGGCGAAACGGTCGAGCCGCGTACAGGTGGATGCCGACTACGTTCTGCGCCGCCTGGTAGAGATCGACCAGATGGACGTCCTGGACATCATGCGCGCAGACATGTCGCTCAAGCCGGTGTCTGAGTGGCCCCTGGTGTGGCGCCGGTATCTGTCCGGCTTTGACCTCGGCGAGATGTTCGAGGGCCGCGGCGAAGAGCGGGAAATGATCGGCATCCTGAAGAAGATCAAGTGGCCGGACAAGGTGAAGAACCTTGAGCTGCTTGGGCGCCATGTGGGCGTAAGGGCGTTCCGCGATCAGGTGGAGCACATGGGCAAGAACGGCGGGCCGATGGAATTTGCCACTCTGTCCAAAGAGGAATACCGCCAGGCCCGCCGCGAGATGCTGGCGAATGACGACTGCTGACCAGCGTGACTATGCCCGACGCCTAGAGTGCGAAGAAGACGGGCTGTACTTCGCCCGGTACTTCTTTAAGCAGCGCATGGGCAACAAGATGATCGTTGCCCCGCACCACAAAGTTATCCAGGACACTCTGGACCGGGTGGTAAGCGGTGAAATTACGCGGCTGATCATCAATATCCCGCCCGGGTACACCAAGACAGAGCTCGCGACGATCAACCTGATTGGGCGCGGCCTGGCGCTGAACAACCGCGCCCGGTTTATGCATCTGTCCTACTCGCACAACTTGGCGCTGCTGAACTCCAGCACGGCACGGGGCGTCATCAAGTCGCAGGCCTATCAGGCAATGTGGCCGATGGCGCTGAAGGACGACGCAGACAGTAAGGCCATGTGGTGGACTGAGCATGGCGGCGGGGTGTACGCCTCGTCGGCTGCCGGCCAGGTCACGGGCTTTCGGGCTGGCCACATGGAGCCGGGTTGGCAAGGCGCGCTGATTATTGACGACCCGGTCAAGCCCGACGACGCATATAGCGATACGGTGCGGGGCGGCATCAACGACCGCTTCAACGAGACGATCAAGTCCCGCTTGGCGATCGAGACGACGCCGATGATCGTCATCATGCAGCGGATCCACTATCAGGATCTAAGCGGATACTTGCTGCGGGGCGGGTCCGGCGAAAAGTGGCATCACCTGAATCTCCCGGTGATCATCGACAACAGCGATCCGTACCCGAGCGAGAACACGCACGGTATACCAATTGCGCACGGCCTGCCTGATGGATGGCTGTGGCCCTACAAGCACAACGAGACGCACCGGACGGCGCTCTTTGCCCACCGCCGCACTGCCGAAGCTCAATACATGCAGCGGCCGCGCCGGTTCAATGCCGAGGGCGCATTGTGGACTGAGGCGTTGATCGCCGCGGCGCACGCGCTCCAGATTCGGCATGACCGGAATCGCACGGTGGTGGCAATCGACCCGCAGGCAACGAACAGCGACGAGAGCGACGAAACCGGCATTGTGGTTGCCAGCTCCTACGGCGCAGGTGACGCGAAGCAGTACTCGGTCGACGGCGACTACAGCGGCAAGTTCTCCCCTAACGGGTGGGCAACCAAAGCAATGGGCGCCTACGACCAGCACCGCGCCGACGCCATCGTCATAGAGACGAACCAGGGTGGCGACATGGCCGAAGAGACTTTGCGCAATGCGGGTTTCAAAGGTCGCATTGTTCGAGTGCATGCGAGCAAAGGCAAGTACGCCCGGGCCGAGCCCATATCGGCGCTGTACGAGCAAGGCAGGGTTGCCCATCAAGGCAGCCTCTACCTGCTTGAGAACCAACTTATGGAATACGTCCCGGCCACGGCGAAGAAATCGCCCGACCGGCTGGACGCAATGGTCTACGCACTCACAGAGCTCGGTGGCGCCAAGCCCATCGGCATGCTTCTCCCAGGACGGTAAATGGCAATTTTCAAGGTCACGCAGCGCGACAGTGGCAAGTCCATGGTCGTGCGGGCGAAGTGCGTCTCGTGCGCGCGCACCGTGGCTGTCGAGAATGCCGGGGCCGAGGGTACAGCCGTCTGGCGTGATCCGGATCAATCGAGCGTTGAGTTTGTACGCCACGACGACAGGCCCGGCCTGATTCTCAAATCGGAATGAGCATGTCAGACACGAACAACAGCGAACAGCTTCAGTTGGCAGTCAATGCCGCACTGAGCCAGGCGCAGATCGCTCGCGCCCGTATGGGCCTGCTGGGCGGCCAGGGGATCGACAACAAGCGGCCCCAGGCCTGGTGCGAGTACGGTTTCCCCGAAGACATCGGGTTTGCCGACTTCTACGCGCTGTATCGCCGTGGCGGCATCGCGCACGGCGCGATCGATAAGATTACGTCCGCGTGCTGGAAGACGAATCCTTGGGTAATCGAGGGCGACGACCAGGACAACGCGACGGATGAGACTGCTTGGGAACGCGGCAACAAGAAGTTGTTCACCCCCAAGTTCTGGCGCGCGGTGGCCGAGGCGGACAAACGCCGTCTGGTTGGTCGCTATTCGGGCTTGCTCCTACAGGTGCGCGATAGCGGACGCTGGGACGAGGCCATCAAGCGCAAAGGCTCGCAACTGGTCAAGATCATCCCGACCTGGGCAGGTAGCCTCAAGCCGGCGGGATTCAACACCAACGCCCAGGACGAGGGATACGGCCAGGTCACGAAATGGCAATACACCGAGCACGGCATGGAAGGAACTGTCGGGCGCAAGGTGGACATCCACCCCGACCGCGTTTTTATCCTGGGCGATGCCTCATGTGACGCCATCGGCTTCCTGGAGCCGGCCTACAACGCCTTCGTCAGCCTGGAAAAGGTGGAAGGCGGCTCGGGTGAATCGTTCCTGAAGAACGCCTCGCGCCAACTGTCGGTCAACTATGACAAGGAAGTGGACCTGGGCAGCATCGCCCAGAGCTATGGCGTTTCGCTGGACCAGTTGCAGGCGCGCTTCAATGAGGCGGCCCGTGAGGTCAATCGAGGCAACGACGCTCTGCTGGTCACGCAGGGCGCCACGGTCAACCCGCTGGTTACGGCCGTTGCCGACCCTGGCCCGACCTACAACGTCAACCTGCAGACGGCCGGCGCCGCTCTGGACATCCCCAGCAAGATCCTGGTCGGGATGCAGACCGGAGAGCGCGCCAGCTCGGAAGACCAAAAGTACTTCAATGCCCGGTGTCAATCGCGGCGTGCCGATTTGGGTATGGAGATCCACGACTTGGTGGAGCACCTGACGCGCATCGGCGTGGTCCAACCCATATCCGAATACACGGTGATGTGGGACGACCTGACCGAAGCAACTCAGGCCGACAAGCTGGGCAACGCCAAGGTGATGAGCGAGATCAACCAGACAGCACAGGCTTCCGGCGCCGAGGTCTTTACCACGGACGAGATTCGCGAGGCAGCAGGATACGACCCCAGCGACGACACCGAGCCATTGCCCGACGAAGACGAGGATGACGATGGCCCGATCACCGATCCTGCCGAGTAATCAGGCAGACCCGACAGGGGTAGATCGGCTAGAGCGGGGCGCCATGAAGGACTTTGACCGGCGCATGCGGCGGATTCGGAATGGCTACGTTGAGGCGCTTGGCCGCATCCCGGCCGAGCCGGTCGTGAACAAGAGCTACACCTTCAGGCTGGATCAGGCGCTGCTGTCGTCGATCTTCGCTGACACAGACCGCCTGGTTGACGAAATTCTGCTGGAAGGCGGGGAGCGCAACCTTTGGCTGTTTGAGTCCTATGTGGGCGTGGCTTACCAGCGCGGGACAGCGCAGGAGTTCGCCAACCTTGGCCAGCAGTCGCCGGCCTACAAGGCGGGGCGTGACTCTCTGCAAGCGTTGCTCAGATCCGAGCCATACCAAGCGCGTCTGTCCCTGGTGAGAGCGCGCCAGTTTGAGGAAATGAAAGGTCTGTCCGGTCAGGTAAAGGCGGACATGTCCCGCATCCTGTCCGATGGTATCGGCCGGGGCTTGAGCCCCCGCGATATCGCCAGAAATCTGACAGAGCAGACGGGTATCGAGGCCCGCCGGGGCCACCGCATCGCACGTACTGAAGTGCCGATGGCGCTGCGGCGCGCACGGTGGGATGAACAAGACCAGGCGCAGGAAGACTACGGCACCCAGGCGAAGCTGATGCACATGTCCGCTCTTAGCCCAACCACGCGCCTGACGCATGCCCGCCGGCACGCGAAGCTGTTCACCAGCGAAGAAACCCGCGAGTGGTACGCACGCGACGCCAACGCCATCAACTGCAAGTGCAGCCAAGTTTCGGTCCTGGTGGACGAGAAGGGCGAGCCCCTTGTGCCTGCGATTGTCGACCGGGCGCGTAAGAACTACCAGGTGATGAAAGACAAAGGCAACGGCCCCTGGGCCGATGACAAGGAATAGCCATGCCGATGCAGGTAAACATCCGCACGCAGGTCAACAGTAAGTCCATCCGCCGCGAGCAGCACAACGGCCGGGAGCACATCGTAATCCCGAGCTACACCATGCCGTTTGACGTGGTGATGAACGGTGGCTTGTACCCGAAAGACCAAATCGTCGCCAATTACAAGAAGCTTGAAGGAACGCTGGCCCCGCTTGGCCACCCGACCGTTAACGGCGCGTTTGTGTCCGCCTTCTCCCCGGAAGGCATCAACCTGGGGCATATCGGCGCCTGGAACCGCAATACGAAGCTGGTCGGCAACCGCGTCTACACCGAAAAGTGGATTGACGTGGAGGTCGCACAGAACACGGCGGGCGGTCGGCGCGTGATCGAGCGCGTAGAGCAACTTGAGAAGGGAGAGGGCGAGCCGGTGCATACCAGCGTGGCCGTCTTCCTGGAGCGTGAGCCGGCCGTCAACGCCGACGGCTATGAATGGACCGCCAAGATCCACGGTATCGACCACGACGCCATCCTGCTTGACGAGCCAGGCGCCGCCACCCCCGAGCAGGGTGTGGGCCTGATGGTCAACGCTGACCAAGCTAAGCCGCTCCATGTGAATGCCGGTGCGCTGGTAGGCGAATCGTTCCGCGAGCGCGAGAACCGCATCCAAGCCGCCGCCAAGGCCCGCTTTGCGCCGGGCACCGAGGATTACGTCTGGGTAGCCGATTTCACCGACACCCAGGCGGTTCTGGTGCGTAACGGCGGCGTGGCCGAAGTATATGGATATGCCACCGAGGGCGGAAAAATCGTCTTCGATGACGTCGGCTCCCCCGTCGTCCGCCAGGAATCCTGGGTCACCACTGTGGTGAACAGCTTCAAACGAGTTTTCAACCATCAGGCTCGGCCTGATAAACCACTGGAGGGCAATATGCCTCTGACCGCTGAAGAAAAGGCCGAGCTGACCAACGACATCAGCAAAGCCTTCGCCGCCAACCTGGCGGAGCAACTCAAGCCGTTGACGGACAAGATCCAAGGCTTGGAGACCAACCACAAGGCGTTGTCCGACTCCTTGACCGCCAACGCCAAGGCCGAAGAGGCCGAAAAGCGCAAGGCCGTGGCCGCTGTGCATGGTGACATCGTTGCCAATGCGCTGTCCGGCGAGCCCTTGGACGCGATGTTCAAGGCGCTGGGCACCGCGGCGCCGATCACCAACGGCCACGTTGCCGATTCCGGCAAGCCGCGCTTTGACGAAGTCCCGGAATAAGGAGCCCAGATCATGGCTGTGAAATGGAACAAGATTTACCGTGGCGGCGTTCATCGCACCACGCCCGAAACGCGCGAAGTGAACGCGCCGACCACGGGCACCTTTCTGCCCGGTACGGCGGTCACCATCACCTCCGCCGCGGGCGACATGACCGTCCAGAAGGGCATCACTGGTGAGCGTGATTTCTGGTACTTGATCGGCGAGCAGTTGCACGGCTCCGTCGACGACAACCAGGTCGGCGGCGGCTCGTCCATGCGCCTGTACACGCCGCGCTCCGCAGACCTGATGGCCGGACGTCTGGTGGCCGGTGTCGCGATTGCAGACGATGTGCCCCTGACGATCAACGCCGATGGGCGCTTCGCTCTGGCCGTCACTGACGACCCGATCCATGCGTACATCGACGATCCGGCCAATGCCTTCCCCGGCACGACCCCGACCACGTCGACGCTGGACCAGTTGGTCCCGATCAAGATCCGCTAAGGAGGCCGAAAATGGCTTTTTACGTAGACAAAAAGGGCCTGGAAGCGAATTCCGGCCTCAAGAAGCAGCACCAGTTCATCGTGAACGCGCGTACCGCGAACTGGGATCACGAAACCGGCCTGATGAAGGCCGCCGGCCTGGAAGTGAACGAGGCCCGCATCCCCGGCGAGGTGTGGCGTGACTTCGATACGCAGACCAAGACCCTGATGCTGTCCGATGAAGGCGGCGTCCTGCTGAACGACCTGATGCCCCTGGCGCGCAACGTCCACATCGGCAAGATCGTCAGCGAATACCGCCGCTACGGCGCGGATGAGCTGGAAGTCCGGTCCAGCATCGACGGCCAGCACCGCAAGCCCGTGAACCACGTCAGCTTCGACTATGACGGCGCCATCGTTCTGGTTCACTCGACGCAAGTTGGCCGCATCTGGCGCGAGCTGGACGGCATGCGCTCGGAAGGCTACGACGCTCTGTTGGACGACCAAGCCGCGGCTACGCGCTTTGTCCGCAAGCGCACCGTCGACAACTTCGTTGATGGCACGCCCGATCTGACGTACAAGACCTACCAAGCCTACGGCATCAAGAACAACCCGAACACCATCGCGTTGGACTTGGGCGCCGCTGGCCTGAACGTGGATCTGACCAGCCCGACGTTGACCTTTGCGCAGGCATGGGGCGCCTTCGTCGCCGCGCTGCAAGCGCTCCAAGGCCAGGGCAACAACGCGGTTGGCAATGTCACGTTCTACATCTCGGACGCGATCTGGTTCAACCTTCTGCGCATCGCCAATCCCGGCACCAGCAACGTTGAAACGATCCTCCAAGGTCTGCAACGCATCCCCGGTGTGGCTGGCTTCAAGCGCACGGACACCGTGACCGGCAATGAATTCCTGGCCATCATCTTGTCCAGCGAATACATCCGCCCGGTCGTCGGCATGCCCGTCACCACCACGCCGATCCCGCGCGTCACGCCGATGGACGACTGGCATGTGCTGGTGTGGGGTGCGTCGGGCTTGCAGGTTAAGGCCGATGCGCAGGGCCGTAGCGGCGTGCTGTACGCCAGCGCGGCATAAGGGGGGAATCATGGCGAAATCCAAGTACATCCTCCTGCGCAAGATCATAGGCGCCGAAGTGATGCTGCCCGGCGCGGTGATCGAGCTCACGCCCGACCAGGCCGCCCATCCGCTGTATCGCACCCGTGTGCGCAAGGCCGATGACGGTGTGGCCCTGGTGCCGGCCACGCCTGGGGCAGGTACGGGCGGTGCCGATCAGGAAAAGGGCGACGTCAAGAGCCGCCTGAAAGAGCTGGGTATCAAGTACGACGGCCGGAAGAGTGCCGATGAACTGGTTGCCCTGCTGCCCGATGGCGATCCGCTGAAGCCTGCCGCCAACTAACCGCCTTCGGGCGGTTTTCTTTTGGCCCTGCCTGATGGTGGGGCCATATTTATTTTGAGGTCTGGATATGGTGACGATCGACCAAGCCAAGCAGTATCTGGAAGGCCAGGGGATCGTCCTGCCGGTTTTCGTCCTGGCTGCGCTTGTCGCCCAGGCAAACAGCATCCAGGAATGTCTGGATGAGCATTACACGCCAGAAACGGCGCTGCTGATCCAGTTGTACCTGCTGAGCCTGATGGGGCTGGGGCAGGGGGATCGCTACATCAGCAGCCAGACGGCGCCTAGCGGCGCTTCTCGCTCGTTCCGGTATCAGGGATTCGCCGATCGATGGAGCGGCGCGCTGTCTTTGCTACGCGGCCTGGACAAGTACGGGTGCGCTTCCGAGCTGATCCCGCCCGATCCGACCAAGAAGGCGTTTGCGGGCATGTGGATCGCTAAGGGCGGGTGCCACGAATGAGCGCCACCGCCAATTGGAGCTATACGAACATCGCGACGGTCCGACCGTTTGTGTCGATCGACATGATGACCGGCGAAACGGTTTACGGCGCTGAGTTCGATATCGCCTGCACCTGGACGGCAGAAAGCAAGATGGAGCGCGAGTCGGGCGGGCCGAGTGGGGCGCGCGGGGCGGAATTCCTCTCGCAGCACATCATCTTCACCGAAGACAAGCGCCCGAAGTACCTGGATCAAATCCGCTTTGACGGCTCGAACGGCTGGGAAGAAATCCGCTCGGTGACGAACTGGGATATGTCCTTCTTCGGCGAAGAGCCGGACTTGAAACTGGTGACCTAATGAATGCGAAAGAAATCATCGAAGCGGCCTACCGGAAGCTCTCCGAGGACTACGACGAGGACCCGCGTAGTGCCCTAATGCGAGGGCTGTCCGCCCTTATGAACGCCGACGCCGAAGTGCCCACCGGAGAAATCGAACTGAACGCGAACGTACGCGCAGGCGGGCTCTTCACTGTCTCAGATCAGCATGGCCGCCCGGTGAGGGGTGTGAAGGCCGTTTCGATGTTCCGGGACCAGGATGGGCAACCGGTGCTCCAGGTGAGCCTCTGATGCCGGTCAAGGGCATCGAGCGCGTCAAGCGCGGCTTTCGGATCGCGGTCAAGGAGATCGGCGAAGGCAAGACCGAGCGCGCCGTCTACGAGACGTTGTCGCAGGGCTCGGCAATGGCTGCGCAGATGACGCCGATCGACTCAAGCAACCTGGTCAACAGCCAGTACGCACCGCAAATTGACGTGAAGGAAGGCAAGGTGTCCGGCTCGGTCGGGTATACGGCTTCCTATGCTGCGGCGGTTCACGAAGCCTCCGGGAAGCTCAAGGGAAAGCCTCGGGCCGACTTTGGCAGGACGCGCGCAGGCGTGGGTTTCGGAGGCGGCACAGGCAACGGCAACTATTGGGACCCCAATGCGGAGCCCGAATTCCTTACCAAGGGCTTTGATCAGATCAAGGGTGCGGTGCCGGCCATTCTCAAAAGGATCTACGGTGTTTGACGCCTTCACTGATTGGCTCAAAGCGGTTGTTGGCGACGGATACCAGTACAGCCGCGGCATGTGGGTAGATAGCCCCGCGCTCAACGGCGCGTTCATCGCCTCCGTGCAGCAGATGGGCGGACCGAAGCCCGACGTCGAGGACCGCGTTATTCGTTTCAAAGTGATCCTGCTTGGCCCGCGTGATGGGCGCAAGCATGTCGTCGCTGTCGAACAAACCATGGAATCACTGGCCCAGGCCGCATTAGGCGATTCGTCGCCCTGCGGCGCTGCGTCCGTGCGCGCGGTCGGCGAAGCCGTCGGCCCCGGCTACACGAGCGAGAACCGCCCCTGGTACTCGCTTGATTTTGAAGTGCTTTTATAACTGGAGGCCACTAATGGCTACTTGCAAGAACCAGAAGTATGTTGGCCGTGACGTGGTCCTGGAGTACCACATCGGTTGCGGCGATCAACTGCCCGCTGAAACGGACTGGAAGCGCTTCGCCGCTCTCCGAACGAAGGAATTCACCCTGGAATGGGAAACTGCCGACGCGACTGCTGACGACTCGGTGGGTGCGTTGCGCGAGAACATCGCCACGTTCCAGACGCTCAGCATCTCGGGCGACGGCACGGCCAAAGCTTCCGGCGCCGGTTCTGAAAACCTGATCGAGATCACCAAGCACGTTGCGCGCCCCGACGCCACTGGCGGCCAGCCTGTGGCCTGGATGCGCATGACTTTCCCGGATCTGACGTTCACCGCTTTCATGCTCGTGTCGAACATGAGCCGCAGCGCGCCGTTTGATGACGTGGTCACGTTCAGCCTGGAAGCCAGTGCGACGGGCAGCGACTTCGGCTTGATCGTTGAAGACACGCCGAACCCGGACGCCGCGGACCCCACGAGCGTTGAGGTGATTCCGTCCACGCTGAGTCTGACCGTCGGCCAAACCTTCGATGCGGAAGCGGTAGTGCTGCCGGTAGGCGCGTCGCAGTCGCTGCGCTGGACGTCGTCCAACCCGTCCATGGCTACCGTGAACCAGGTTACCGGCCAGATCACAGCGATCGCCGCCGGCTCGGTGACCATCACCGCGGCGTCCAGCGCGGCGCCTGCCGTGACCGACACGGTCGCCCTGACCGTGGTCCCGCTGGTTCAAGGCATCACGGTGTCGCCGACCGCCGTGTCCGTGGAGGAGGGCGCTACGCAAGCGCTGACCGCCTCCGTCTCGCCGTCTGGCGCAGCGCCTGGCCTCGTCTACGAAAGCGCCGCGCCTGCCGTGGCGACGGTCAGCAACGTCGGATTGGTCACGGGCGTGGCCGAGGGCACGACCAGCGTCAAGATCACCAGCGCAGCGCGTCCGGCCGTGAGCGTTACCGTCCCGGTGACTGTTACGGCGCCCTAAGCCATGATCCTGACCGAAATTGGCGAGGTCGGCGTGTACGCGGGGGAGCAGGTGGTCCGTCTACGACCCTCCCTGTACGCGATGTCGCGATTGGGTGATCCGGTCGAGATAGTCGAGACGTTCGCTACGGTCATGGGTGGGGCGGACGATGAAGCCCAGGCAGGCCGGCTGTTTCAGGCCGCCTTGGGCGTCATCTACGCCTGCGCAGAGGGCGATTCCGATCCGTCGGGTCTGTTCGGCACCTACGAGAGCGAGGGCGGGTCGTTTCGGTATATGCCCGGCGCCGCACCAGGGGAACATGTCGTCGCTCTGGCGCGGTGCCTCCTGAAGCACGGCATAACCGGTGCCCTGCGTCCGCTGCCGCGGCGCCCGGGAGACGACGAGCCGGCGTACGTGAAAGAGTTCATCGCGCGCGACCACGTGGCCATAGCGATGGCTCATCTGGGCGTGTCTGAGCGCGATGCATGGAACATGACCATGACGGGGCTCGTCGGCGCACTGCGGGCGAAGTTCCCGCCGGCCGAAAGCAACGCACCGGGTGCCAAGGCACCCACCAAAGAGCAGCATGACGCCACCATGGCGTGGTTCGACAAGATCGAAGCAAAGCGTAGGGCAGCGAAAGGGGTTCACTGATGGCAGGCGGAATGAATGTCGGGGCGATCTACTACGAGGTAGAGGCCGACACGTCGAAGCTCGTCAATAGCTCCAACAGTGTCGATTCGACGCTGGACAAGATGAACAAGCGGTTCGACCAGACGGACAAGGCGGCCAACCAGGCCCAATTCCAGATGACGAAGACCGCCACCGCGGTTAAAGGCCTCGGCCGCGAGGCGACCGTGTCTTCGTCTGCGCTGAGGGGTCTGACGGGCGTTCTGGCCGGCCTCGTGTCGCTTCAAGGCGTCACCAGCCTGATCCAGATGGCGGAGGCGTACAACGAGATGGCCGAGCGCGTGCAGATGGCAACATCGAGCACGGCGGAATACAACACGGTGCAGTCGCGGCTGCTCGAAACGGCCAACAAGACGTACCGTTCTCTCGCTGAGGCGCAAGAGGTCTACATTCGCACTTCGGCCGCGCTCAAGTCGATGGGCTACGACACTGAGGCCGCGCTCGATGTAACGGACTCGCTGTCTTACTCGTTCGTGAAGAACGCCACGAGCGTTGACCGGGCCAAGAGCGCGACGGACGCCTTTAGCAAGGTCCTGAACAAGGGTAAGGTCGAGGCCGACGCGTGGGAAACCATTCTTGCCGCTATCCCGACGGTGGTTGGTGACGTCGCCACCGCGGCCGGCCTCACCGCTGAGGAGGTGCGCAAGCTAGGTGTGAGCGGGCAGTTGACCGCGCGCCAGTTGTCCGAGGGTCTCCGCACGTCGCTGGATGACAATAGGAAAGCCGCGGACGGAATGGCGACCACGATCAAGGACGCCTTCACCGCACTGCGCAACAACCTGTCCGCGCTGGTGGGCGAGGCGAACCGGTCGTCCGGCGCTACCGGCGTGCTGTCGCAGGCGGTGCTGGCGCTGGCTGGCAACCTGAACACGGTTGTCTCCGCTCTGCTTGCCATCGGGGCGGGCGCTGCCGCGAAGTACATCGCGGGCATGACGGGCTCTGTCGTGGCGAGCGCCAAGGCGGCACTAGCGGCCCGTGAGCAAGCCGCGGCCTCCCTGCAGCAGGCGGTTGCAAATGAGAGAGCAGCAGCGGCGGCGGCTGGTCAAGCCGCAGCTCAGGTGCGCCTCGGCGGCTCGCTGGCCGCTTCGACTGCCGCGGCTAATGCGCATCGCGTTGCTCAGACGGCCCTCGCCTCGGCTCAACGAGCGGCTACTGCGGCTGGAACCGGGCTGGTCTCAATCTTGGGCGGCCCCGCCGGGATCATCGGCCTGCTCGCCACGGCAGCAGCCAGCGTGATGCTGTTCGGGGACAACTCGAAGAAGGCGGCCCCCAACGTCGATCAGCTCGCGGATGCCATCGACAACCTGACGCAGGCGCAGTTGGATCTGCGGCGTATCCAGGTGGGCGATGCTATCGCTCAGGTCGAGAAGGAGGCCCGCGACGCGGCGCGCAGCGTCAGCACGATCACCAAGGACATTATCGAGCTGCAAAAGGCTCAGGCGAATGGGGCGAACCTTGGCGCCGACGGGATGGCGAATGCCAATAAGACGCTCGTCGAGCAGAAGGCCAATCTGGACGAGGTAAACGCTCGGCTTCAGAAGCTGTATGAGACGCAGGAGAAGCTTGCCAACCAGAAGCCGCGCGAGCGCACGAGTTCCGGGCCAGCGGCGCCGCCGGACGCAGATCCGGAAGTCGCCAAACGCCTGCAAGGCATGCGCGATGAACTTGCGCTGGCCAAGCTCACCGGCGATGCACGCGCGCGTTGGGCTGCCATCCAGAAACTCGGGGCGAATGCCACCAAGGAGGAGCGCGCGGAGGCTGAGCGCCTGGCCTCTGAGATCTACACGCTCGAACAGGCCCAAAAGGCAGGGGAGTCAAGCACCAAGAAGTCGACCGAAGCCACCAAGGAGAACCAAAAGGTAATCGATGGCCTGGCAACGGCGCTTTATGAGGCGGGGCTCGCGGGCACTGAGCTGGAAGTGGTCAAAGCACGGGCAGCGCTGAACCCGTTCGCAACTCCCGAGCAGGTTGAGCAGGTCGAGGCGCTGGCCCGCGCGATTGGCAAGGTAAACGAGGCGGAGCAGAACAAGAAGCTGCTCGGCCAGGTCGATCCTATCGCCGGCGCGCAGATGGAGTTCCAGACCCAAATCGAGAACCTGCGCAAGCTCAACGAAGCGAAGTTGCTTGAGGACCAGCGCTACCTTGAGCTGAAGGCCCAGGCCGAGACTGCCTACGACGAGCGAGCGCGCGTCCTGCAGGAGGAGAACTTCCGTCGACAGTCCAGTTGGAACGAACTCCTGATGTCCAGCTTGGACCAGCTTGGGGCTAGCGCGACCGACACTCTGGTCGGCATCGCCACTAGCGCCACGAGCGGGGAAGACGCCATCAAGGCGTTGGCCGGCGCAATCCTCAAGCAGGGCGTTGCCGCACTGGTGCAGATGGGTATCCAGTATGTGAAGAACCTGATTATGGGAAAGGCTGCCGGCGCCGCCGCAACCGCCTTTGGCATCGCTCAGGCAGCTACCTTGGCTACGGCGTGGGCTGTGCCAGCCGCGTTAGCCTCCTTGGCTTCGTTCGGCGCTAACTCTGCGCCAGCTATGGCCGGTATTGCGTCCACGGTGGGTCTAGCCGAAGGTCTGGCGATGGTCAGCGGCGGGGGTCGACAGTACGGCGGGGGAGTTGATGCCGCCAAGATGTACCGCGTGAATGAGAACGGCGAACCAGAAGTGTTCAACGCCGCTAACGGGCAACAGTACATGATCCCCAACCGCCGCGGCGAAGTCGTCAGCAATCGCGATGCGACGGCTGGCGGCGGATCTGGGCAGACTTGGCCGATGGTCAATGTCAACTTGATCGAAGACCGGTCTCGCGCTGGCGAGGTTACTCAAACTAGGGATGGCCAATTCCTCACTGTTGACGCATTCGTCGCAGATATCAGGGGAGGGGGAGAAATGTCCCAAGCAATAGAGTCAACGTACGGCTCAACTCGTCAAGGGCGGTAGGGATGCAAACCAATATAAATTACCCCGCTGAGCTACCGGCGCCTCTATGGGCGCCAAACCAGTACTCGGTCGTTTCGCCCAACCAGCGAACGAGCATGGAATCGGGGCGGTCTCGGCAACGACGCAAGTTCAGCTCGGTTCCCGTGATGAGGTCTGCGACGTGGACCATGAACAGTGCGCAGGCCCGCCTGTTTGAACTTTGGTACAAGGAGACGCTCAAGGACGGGACGGAATGGTTCAACATCTACCTGCGTCATCCGCTTGGATATGTCGCCCTGGTATGTCGTATTTCTGGCGTCTACAACGGTCCCACTGCCTGGGGCGTTGATAGGTGGCAGTACTCGGCCACGCTCGAAGTGTGGGAGCGTCCATTGCTCCCCGATGAGTGGCTATTGATCCCGGACTTTCTGGCTAATCCAGAGATCTTTGATCTTGCTATGAACCGGGAGTGGCCTGAAGCATGAGTACCCTGGCTGAGATTTATGCAAGCGCGCCTGCTGGCGAGTTGATCATCCCGACCCTTGAGATCGCGATCGCCGGCCAGCCGCCGATACGCATTTGTTCCGGATTCGAAGATCACGTGCTGAGCGGAATGCTTTTTGAAGCTGGTTCCTTGTCCCTCTCCTTGCCCTCTAAGAACACCACTGGAGTGCAGACGCTCAACTTCGGCGTCGCCGGCGTCAACAGCCTGGTCCAGAAGTACTTTGACCAAGCGCTGGAGACGGGCGAGGCTGTAAAGATCACGTATCGCGAGTATCTCGAGAGTAACAAAAGCCAGCCGGCACGACGGCCATATGTAATGGACCTCATTGGCGGTTCCCTGCAGGATGGCGAGGCGCAGTTGAGTGCGGGCTTCTTCGACGTGCTAAATCGGCGCTGGCCGCGGGAACTTTACACGGCTCAGAACGCACCGGGCATTCGGTATCTATGACGCTTGAAAAATTCTTGCTTACACGATACGTCGAGGGTGGACGTGGCCCGGTCGACTACGACTGTTGGGGAATGACGCGCGACGCCAAACACGCTCTATTCGGTGGTCGTCTGATGCCCACGTGTGCGGACGCAGCGCCTGGCCTACTTCCAGTCATCACTAGGACGGTCGAACGTGTTGCAGCCGATTTTGGCATGCGTCAAGAGCGACAGCCGTCTGCCGGAATGGTGGCTACGGCCTGGATGGGCCGTGTATGCGTGCACGTAGGTTTGGTGGTCGGGGCGAACGGCGGCATTCGAATCCTTGAGACGGACAAGCCCACTGGACCCTGTCTCACCCGAGTCGCTCAGTTCGAGGCCAGATATTCCAAGGTTGTCTACTATGCGGATTGAAATCTACTCGGCGCCGGCCCTAGATGTTTGCGTGGAATCGCTGGACTGGGATGGTCATTTTGAAGGATATCTCGATTCCACAATACCGATGTGGCGCCAGTACGAAGTGCAGCGTTTTGCCGCGTACTTCGGCGACGAGCCTTTCCCGCGCGAGCTCTGGAATAAGCCGTTGCCGTCGAACGCCGTGCTTCGTGTCAATATCGTCCCAATGGGTGGCATCTTCAAAGCGCTTGGGTCTATCATCGGCAAGCTCTTTAGCTTCCTGGGCGGGCGAGCGAGAGCGACGGGATCTACGGAGACGCCGCAGGGAACAGAGCTGAAAGCGTCGCAGGGCAAGGCCAACACTGCGAAGTTGGCTAGCGCGGTGCCAGAGCCGGCCGGAACGTATCGCCGATTTGTGGATTACCTAACACCTCCGCGCCGGTACTTCGTCAATAAGCGCGAACAGTGGCTTGTCTTCCTGGCGAACATCGGCCCCGGCGATTACCAGGTCTTGGATGAAAATGTTCGCGTCGGGTCTACGCCCTTTAACCAGCTGGGAGGAGACGCTTCATATGGGGTGCATCCGCCCAACACCGATCTATCCAGCATAGAGGCCGCCCAGATTTGGCACACGACCACAGAGGTGGGCGGAACGTCGTCGGGTACGGCCGGGCTCGAAATGACCACGGAGCCGGCAAACCGGGACAACTCTAATGCGACGTCCTACTCTTTGACCGGCGCGACGATAACTCGGTCGGATGGGGACTTCCCGCCGGGCTGGGGCGTGGGGACTCAAATTGCGATCGAGTACGGACGCGAGTACGAAATTGTCGATCACGCTGTAGACCCGACTGAGAGCGACCCCGGGTACGTCATCAGTCGATTCACCGGGTTCTTTGGCCATCTGCCCACCATTACTGTAGGCACCGTGGTCTATGTCGGTCTTTTCGGCGCGACCATCAAATGGCGCGTTAACCAGGTGGTCGCGACGCTCGGCGCCGGCCGCTACACCCTACAATTTGAAGAAGATGTGCAAGAGGGGTTTGTACCGGTGCGTGTCACGCCCGGGCCGGTCCTGACCTACTATTTCGGGTCCGATATCGCCCGGACCATAACGGACTACGATCTCACGCAGATAACCGTAAGTCCAGGGGCGTTCGAAACCGGCCCAGTTACTGACCGCGTGCGATTCGCCGGCGGGGCGGTCTACGGGGAATGGTCCAGCGAATTTATCGCCACGCCGCCAGGGCAGGTGACGACCCTGATCGAGTTAGATGTGTTTTTTCCGAACGGACTTTGCTTCCTTTCGGACGGGGGAGACATAGAGCCGCGAGCCGTAGGCGTTGAGTACCAGTACCGAAACTCATCTGGCGGCCCCCGCGTGACTATTTCTCGCACGTTTTCCGACGCCACTGTCGATCAGATCGGGTTTACCGAGCAGTTCGCTATTTCGCCTATGGCGCCTGCGGTGCGCGTGCGACGTGTCGGGGCGCAGTCCACCAGTACGCAAGTTCAAGACAAGTGCCAATGGTACGGTCTGAAAGCGCGATTGCCGGACTACTGGCGCTATCCGAATTGGACCACGCTTTCTGTCAATCTGCGCAGCGGCGGCAAGCTCGGCGCGCAAAGCGAGAACCAAATCAACGTTACGCCCACACGTGTGCTGCCTACTCTACTGCCCAATGGGACGTGGTCGGCGCCGCAACCGACTCGAGATATTAGTGCTTTCGCAAGGCACATCCTCAATTCGTCGGGCGTACCGGATGACCAGATAGACATGACAGAAATGGTTCGGCTGCATTCAATCTGGACCGCCCGAGGAGACACCCTGGATTTCGTGTTCGACGCGACGACCGTTAAAGAGGCGTTGCAAACAGCATTCGGCGCCGGCATGGGCGAGTTCACGTGTGGAGATGGCCTTGTGCGTCCTGTCCGGGAAGATGTCCTAGAGTCCTGGGAACAGTCGTACTCGCCACAGAATATGTCAACATCACTTCGCCGAAATATCACTGCGCATTCACAAATCACGGATTACGACGGGGTGGATGTGGAGTACACCAACGCTACAACATGGGCGAAAGAGACTGTGCCCTGCCGTTTGCCCGGAGACGTGGGCGCAAAGGTCGAAAAGGTCACTATTGATGGTGTGACGGATCGTACTCGAGCATGGCGAATCGGCATGCGCCGGCGGCGCGCGCTCTTCTATCGCCGCAAGGAGTACTCATTTTCCACCGAACTGGACGCCCTGAATAGCAACTACCTTGATCGGGTTGCGTTGTTTGGGTCCGACCCGGGTTATGGGCAAAGTGCACTTTTGGTGGCGATGCGGGATGGAGCTTCGGGCGTAGCTGTGATGCGCAGCAGTGAGCCGCTAGTGTGGGAGGCTGGGGCGCAGCATATAGTTGCATACCGACGCGCCGACGGGAAGATGATCGGGCCGTTCGCAGCATCTCCCGGAGCAGACGCGTACGAAGTTATAGCCACAATCCCTAATCCGTGGCCGGCGATCACTCTTAGTCAAGAGCTTCCGCACTTGTATTTCGGCAAGTCTGAGACCTTCGCCTTCCCTGCCCTGATAACGGCTGTAAGTCCCAGAGGAGACTATGAGGTGTCTGTCTCCGCCGTGAACTATGACGCTCGCGTCTACGCCTCAGACAACGATTTCCCTCCAACGTAACGATATCCAGCATCAACCAAGGCCCCTTCCAAGGGGCTTTTTTTATTGGGCCAAAGAATGACGACCTACAACACTGGAAATCCTGTCGGAAGTGTGTCCGTCAAGGACCTGTATGACAATGCTGAAAACCTGGATCAGGCGGTAAACACGCCGGAGACTACCTGGGTGGACCGGCTTGGCCACGAACGACTTAGCTTGGCCGGTATGGCATCGGCTGCGGGTGATGCCACGATTGCTATCCAGGCTGCTCAGAGCGCGTTGGATTCAAAAAACAGTGCAAGCGCCAGCGCGGGCGCTGCGGCGGCAAGCGCGGACCGAGCCTCGGCGGCTGCGGACCTGACTCAGGCGTCCAGCGCTACGGTGTGGCGTTCAACTTTGGCGGCATTGACTGCCGCCATGGCCGGCAAACCTACTGGCACGCCTGGCGTCGTTACGAATGATCCTGACGCTGCCAATAACGGCTACTGGCTCTGGAATGGTTCATCTCTTACACGCACCATTCTTCAACCGGCCGATATGCGGTCCGCGCTGCCATACAACGGGATTGTCATTAACGGAAGTTCGCTGAACGTTGTCCTGACCCAGGGTGTACATCGGGGAAATGCCAACGGCGGCTATGTGGATCTGCCACCCGACTTTCCTGCTGCGTCGGCGTTCTCACTCGTCAATCTCAATCTGTCTACGGTTGGGGACAGCAGCCGCTTCGTGACGCAGTCTCTTCGACAGTTCACCACACCATGGAATTCGTGGTCTCGCCTCGTTGATCGGAACAATCTCGGCTTATATCAATGGGAGCGGGACGCCACGGCAACGTATCGGGGTTCAGTCTCAGTTGATCTGAATACCCTGACGCAGCCCGGGCAATGGATTTATACCGGGTCTCCTGCAAATCGGCCCGTCGGCGCTGCAGCAAGCGGTATGGTCGAAAACACCGCCTATGGCTCCTACTATGTGCAGACCGTGAGGGATCTCAATAGTCCACTGCTTGTTTGGGAGCGCATCAACCGTACGTCTCCAGTAAGTCATGGCCTATGGTCGCGAGTGTATAGCTCCGCGGTCTTGGAGGGGACGACAGCCTTCTTCGGCGATTCCATGACCCAGAGTAGCGACTATCCGAGCTGGATCGCGCAACGAACGGGCTTGACCGCCCTGAAATTTGGGTTTGGCGGCTGCAATCTCGCGAGGCACAACCGCAGCGCGGAAAGCAGCCCCTACTACGACAAGCTATGCATGTACAACCTGGCTCGATATATCGCTACCGGCGATTACAGCGAGGCCGTGGCTGCCGCTGATTGGCTGGCTGCTAATACATCGAGCGATTTCCGACCAACTGTCGCTTTGATGCAGGCGACCAATTGGGCGAACGTGAAACGCTTGACCATGATGTTCGGGACGAACGATTGGGATTCGGGCGTGGCGCTTGGCGCCGATGCTGATGTGACGGCGGACGGGAGCACGTTCAAGGGCGCCTTCAACTACATCGTTCAGACGTTGCTGGCGGCCTATCCGCATCTTGATCTCATATTCATTAGTTCCCCGTGGCGGTGGCGCGTTTCAACGACCAGGTTTGACAGCGACCTTGAGCCGCAAGCGGTGACTGGCCTGTACTTGTACGAGTACGTCGACGCGATGCTCACGCTGGGGCCGTTGAACAAGGTCCCTGTGCTCGATATGTACCGAACCAGCGGGATTAACAAGTTCAATCATGAGTTCACCATCCCTGACGGCCTGCATCCTGGGGACGGGGAATTCGGGGGCAAACGCAGAGTGTCCGATCGGATCGGCGGATTCCTGATAGGCCGAGCTTGAAAACCGTTCTTGCGTTGCCCGCCGAGGCGGGCCTTTTTCGTCTATAGGGGACGCGATGTTGTCGCTTCAAAGGAAAGTCCATGGCTGACGAACATCTGTCCGATGCGTTCATCAAGTCACTGCACGCGCGCGTCGTGCAAATGGAGCAAGACATGGCCCACAACGCGGAAGCCACCGCGCGGAATACGGATTCTATCGAGACGATCCGGCAAAACACGCAGGACATCGTGGACACCTTTGCGGCGCTGGCTGGGGGCTTCAAGGTCTTGCAGGGACTGGGGCGGCTTGCCCGCCCGATCGGATACATCGCCACGGCGATCGCGGCCACGTTAGCCGCGGTGGCGGCGGTGAAGGGGATTTGGAAATGATCTCGGAAAGTCTGAAACGCAAGTTGCTTGCAGCGGCGGGCGCCGGATCGGTCGCTATCGCCAGCGTGCTGGTCACCCACTTCGAGCCCGGTAAGGCGCGAGGCAAGCCCCACATCGATCCGGTCGGGGTGCTGACCGTGTGCGATGGGCATACCGGGCAGGATATCGATCCGAAGCGGATTTACACGGATGCCGAGTGCGATGCGTGGCGCGATGCTGACATGGCGGTCGCAGACCGGGCGGTGCGACGGCTGATCACGGTTCCGCTCAGTGACTGGCAGCGCGCGGCCTTGATCGACTTCACCTACAACCTGGGCGCCGGCAACCTGGCCGAATCCACCATGCGGCGCAAGTTCAACGCGGGCGACTACGAGGGCGGCTGTGCCGAGCTGGACCGCTGGGTGAAGGGTAGGAAGGGCGGTGTGCTGGTGACGCTTCCCGGTCTGGTAACTCGACGGGAGGCTGACACATGGGTGTGTCTACAGCGCTGATGGGTTGGAGGGGTTATGCCGCAGCGTTCGCGGTGGGCGCGCTCATCGCTGGCGGCGCGGCGTGGAAGGCTCAGGGCTGGCGGTATGGCGCTGAGGTCGGCGCGATGAAGGCCGAAGAGTCGGCCCGCGTTGCCGAGTCTCAGCGCCAAGCCCACGAAATCCTGGTGCGCCGCGTGGCCGAAGTTGGCCAGATCAACGAACAGAATGGCAAGGCCGAATGGGCCGCTTACGGGGGTATGCGCAATGCGCAAGTTCAGGATGACGGCTTACGGTCTGATGTTGATGCTGGGCGCCAGCGGCTGCACATCGCTGCCTCCTGCCCCGCCGTCAGTGGTGGAATGCCTCAAGCCGGAACCGCCGCCGGCGTGGGTGATGGAGCCCGCGCCGAACTTGATCCTTCTGCTCGATCGGATTATTTCGCCCTCAGGGCTGGAATCCAACGAATAGCGGCCCAGTTGACAGCTTGCCAAGCAAGGCTTCGTTAGGGTTTTCCTTACGTAAAGCCTAATTTGAGCTTACATTTTCCTGTAGATATTGGATAAGATGCGAAAAACGTAACCTACAAGAAACTGAACGGATTGCTATGCGCATCAGCATACTAGGCAGCTGCGTCTCCCGCGATGTATTTAATGACGCGCCATACGGCGAGTTCGACGTGGCAGCGTATTGGGCGCGGACTTCCATTGGATCGCTTTTCGCTGAGATCCCCGTTAAGGACGTGTATACGCCCAAGATCAAATCGACCTTCCAGCGTCGGATGGTGTTCGCGGACATTCGCAAACAAACTAAAGACACGGTGGTCGACGGTGACATGGATGTCATTCTGGTCGACCTCGTGGATGAGCGGTTTCATCTATTGGAGTCGCGCCCGGGTGCACGGTTTACGTTGTCGAACGAATTGCGCAGTGTCCTTGGGGACGATCTGCGGAAGTTCCGCATGATCGCCAGTGGTAGCCCAGAGTTCTTGAAGCACTGGGAGGACGGGTGGACCAAGCTTGTCGAAGCGTGGAAGGGACGCGGCGTGCTCGAGCGTGTGATGGTGAACAAGGTCTATTGGCAACCCGCCACTGTCGGCGGCGTCCCATTCCATGGGGAGCCCTGGGAGCAAACCAATGATGTCCTTGCCACGATGTACGAGCGCCAGGCCAAGGATCTTCATGCCACACAATTTCTAGAATACGGCGATTTGCTGACCTGTCCTGACGACCATCAATGGGGCGCTGCGCCATTTCATTTCAGCAATGAGTCTCATGCCTTCGCGCGCGAGAAGATACGGGCATTTGTTCGGAGGGAGATCTCTCCCGCCCATCACAGAGAGCCGCCATACAGTCTGGTGCCAGCCGTTAGCCCGGCGTGACCGCGCCAATGTCTTGGCATCTCGCTCCGGTGCAGATCGAGCCGCTGTGAACGCTGTTTACGCGCGTTAATGGCGTGGAGTGCTTCATATTTCGCCTGCGATCTCGCCACCCGTTTTCGAGTGGTTCACCAGGAATGATGCTGCCCGCGCGTGGTGAAAATCGCGGACGGCTGCCGTTACCACATCGGGACAGGTGACAAGTTTGCGTTCACATCTCGTTGACTACACTGGTTCGGGCGCTGGCGAACTATTGGCGAGTACGACCCCGTCTGCCAGCAGAGCAGCTCTGGCGGCTTCTTCCACTGTTCGAGCCTTAAAAACGACCCCTATATCCAGCATCTCTTCGTGCTCCACGAACGGCCCTTGGACGGTCGGAATGGGCCGAGCGACAATCTGTTTGTGCTCGGTTCTTGCGTAAACGGATGCAACTACACCTAGGAAATGGAAGCGTCGGCCAAAACTTATCGAGCCGTCTCGGTTGGTGTATTGACCGTCGGTGGCGATGAAAACGGGACTGCCGCTGGAACCGCGAAACACGGATGCGTCAATCAGGAACTGTGGCTTGCCCTCGAAATCAATCGGTAGGGGCGAAGCGGTTGTCCCGCGTCGCGCGATCGGCAGAAAGTTTTTGGTATCCCACAGTCCATCCGGATAGCCTACAAAAGTTACGGTCTCGATAGAATCAAAGCTCACTTCGACTTCTGGACTCGGGATGGTGCGAGCGTCGATTTGTCGGTGGAACACAGAGCAGCCGAATTGTTCCTCGCACTGATCCAATATCAGCTTTAGCGGACATACTGCGATGTCGACGGCAGGGTCTTGGTGCCCGAACCACAGCTTGGACCAAACTTCGGTGGGAACATTCATTCTGAGGCCTCGCCCGAGTGACGGCTTTCCGTCGCAATCGGGAATGAACGTCAAGGCCCCTGAACTGGTGCCGTTAACTACATGCTTATTGGTAACTATGAAGCTGTAGCCACCGTCGTCCCCGTCTGGCAGAAGAAAGAAAAATCCAGTTCCGGCGCCTGTTCCCTTCTGAGATTGGGTTTCAATTTTCACGGTACTGAAAAAAAGTTGATCCGAAATCGTCGTGACCTGCATTCACCACCCCGAGCGCTGACATTTGTTGTTACGAACACTGGAGTATACGTCTGGCTCAGTAATGAAGTCAGTCAGATGTTCGTTGTCCACTGTATCCACCACCCCTGGTAATAGCGCCGACCGTCGATTTCCTCGAACCCGCAGACCATCATGCCGCGGTCGGACGAGAAGGTCAGTAGCGTGGGCTCTAGGAGATCGGGAATGGCTCCCTTGTCGGTTGCGCCGAATTTCATCAGGTCGTCCATCGTCATGACGCGGATGGACCGCTTCATGTCGTCCCGCATGACCGAATACATGCGGACGGTGCCGGTGATGGTCGGGCCCGGGTCGCGGTCGTGACGCTTCTGGCCGAGATGGTGGGTGCGGGTGACGGTGCAGAGCATGATGTGCGGGAAAACTACTGTATGGACATACAGTTTAATCGCGCCTAGAATTCGCGCAATTCGGCCCCCTTTATGGCCGACGGGGACGGAACATGGCGGATCTTGGGGAGTGGGCGCAGCGCGACGAGTATTACTGGGCAGGCCCGGGCGGCTGGACCATTTGCCGCGTGTTTGCGCAAGCCCGCTGGCAGTTCGAAGTGTGGGCGGGCAATGGCACGCGCCACGGGATGGAGGCATCTATGGCTAAGGCCATCCAGCTTTATGAACGCGTCAAAGGCTGACGCTATTTGCCCGGCATCGGCGTCGCGATCAGCTTGTCAGCCGGGAAAGGCACCAGAAAGTCGCGGGTAGCCTCGGCCGGTGCGGTCAGCCAATCTCCGTAGGCGCCTTCGGGTAGGATCACGACCATCCGCTTTTCCTTGCCGGCCTGGTGGTAATCCCGAAAGAGTGGGTCATCATCCGCGTTGATGGTGAGCATGGTGTAGCTCTCCTGCACCTGGCCGGCGGCGTCGCGCCAGCGATCCCAGAGGCCGGCGATCCCCAGCGGCGCGCCGTCGGCCCGGGTAAAGCGCGTGGCCACCGCGGCGCCTGATCTCCAATCGGGTTCGAAGATGGCGTCGGCGGGAATGATGCAGTGCTGGCCGCGACGCCAGGCGTTCCCGAAGGTGAAGGACTTGGGCGCCGTCTCGCTGCGTGCGTTGAACGTGGATAGCTTGCCGGCCTTGTCCAGGCCGTCGGCTTTTGTCATGGCGCTGATGAGGCCCCAGCGGCCGGCCACGGCTTCCCGCTCCGGCACCGCCTCGTCGCCCGCGTCATGCTCGACCGGTCGGCGCACGAACACGCCCTGGTAGCGCGGCCACATGTCGTACTTGCCGATCACGGCCGGCTTCTCGCGCACGCCGAACTTCTTGAGCAGCAGCTCGGCGTCCTTCAAGGTCTGGTAATGGCTGCACATGGAACCCTCCGTGAAGGGTTTCAGTATAGGATTAGTTCCTCGTCCAAGCCGAATTGGCTGCTGAATAGGGGGACCTAGGTGGATGACTACTTCGTGATGTTTGTGATCAGCGCTCTAAGTTTTCTGATCGGCTCAGTGGTTCGTCCTGTCTATGAGGGCTATTGGAAACGTCGGGGGGAGCTGGTGGCAGAGAGACTGTACGCAGCCGAAATGGAGGCACATAGAGCGCGCGCCCGGCAGCCAGTTGATCAAGAAAATGCGGAACACAAGGCACAATTGGACGTAAAGAATCAGCTTCGTACCGCAGCTGTCGAGCGCCGACTCGAAGCACATCAGGAGGCGTTTTCGCATTGGCGCCGACTACTTCTCGTCTACAACAGCATGGACGTGACGCCCACGGTCATCGCAACTCAAGAGTGGTGGGATAAGAACTGTCTTTACCTGGAGCCAGATGCTCGCGAGGCGTTGAGCGAGGCATGGGCGTTGGCCTCAATCGCCCCGCATCGAATGCGCGGAGGGCCTATCGATAACGAAACGGCTGCTCAATTCAAAGAGGACTTTTGTCGGTTTCACGCGGCCGGAGACAGGATTTTGCAAGCTGTTGCCCTCCCGCCCATGGCGCCAGCTGAGCGGCAAGCACTCGGCCGTGATTTCGGCAACGCGCCGTAAATCTGGTCGGTTTCACCGTGCCAGTGGGTACAGGTCCAGCACCCGCCGAGCTTTGGGGGCATGGGCTTGAAGTAGGACATTGCTACCTGTGCAGAGATTCGGGCCGGATCTGGGTGTAGCGGCGTAGTTGATTCCAGCTACGGTGGCCGGTAAAAATCGCGACCTCTTGGATACCATAGCCCATTTCGAACAGACGGCTAGTGCCTTCGTGGCGCAGATCGTGGAACCGCAGATCCTTGATTTCCAGGTGCGCGCAGGCGCGGGGAAACGTCGAAGAGATGGTTGCCGCTTTGTAGGGGAAAATTCTGCCTTTGTGGGGCTTCGGCTGACGCTGGATGATCTCCCAGGCAGCCGGTAGCAGCGGGACAACCTGATGGTTGCCGGCCTTGCGCTTGGGGTCTTTGCGGTCGCGGATGATAACCGTCTTCTTCTTGGTGTCCACGTCTTCCCAGGTAATCGAGAAGATCTCGCCCGCCCGCATGGCGGTAGCTATGGCGAAGTCAACGATGTCCGCCATGGGGAGCTTATAGCGCTCGGACGTGTTGAAGTGGTCCTTCAGCGTCTTCAGTTCCTCGGCGGTGGGGCGCCTGGTCCGTTCCCGTGGGGTCGTAACGACCCCCAGCATCTTGAACGCCTCGCGGGCGTCCCTTATCGGGTCACCAAGGAACGAGAAGTCCCAGAGGCTACGTGCTACACGTAGCACTGTGTTCAGGTAGGAAAGCTCCATGGACCACGTGGGAGGCGCAACTCCCCGCTTCTTGGTGTATTCGATTATTCTTGCGCCAGTCAGTCCGGACAGGGTGACGGCCCCAAGCTCAGCCCGTAGCACCTTGAAAGATTCCTTCTTAGCTGTGCCCATCCGGTGAACTTCGCGTTCGTAGCGGTCCAGGAGGTCGCCCACGGTCGTAACTCCAAGGGGTTTGGTATCCTTGAAGTCTCCCCGCTCGATCTCCGCCTCTATGGCCGTGGCCCATCTGTTGGCCAATGCCTTCGTGGTGAAGGTCTTGGTTTGGGTGGGGTGTCCCTTCTTCCGTACCTGGGCGCGCCACTTGCCGCCTATCTGAATTATCGAAGCCAT